CCGTTCCTTCTTAAACTCCGCTTCTCGCTTTGCCCGTATTCGCTCTTGCGCTTGCTGCTGGGCTACATCAACTGCATCTTTTTGTATGTTTTCAATCTGCTTGCTAACAGACTTGCCTGCTTCACGAGCAGAATCAAAGCCTGAACTAAGGCCCTTTACGCCATCTGTTAAACCGAGTAGATCGGACATAATCCATTACTTAGCCTTTAATGCTGCGATTTCTGCTGCTTGTGCGTCAATTTTTGCACTAAGTTCCTTAACAGCATTTACTAAAGTCCAAGTTATCTCACTTGGGTCAACCATGTAGTACCCATCGCTTCCTTCAGAAATAATAGATGCTAAGGGTGTTTCTAAAACTTCTTGCGCAATAATTCCAGTAATGGATTTGGTTGGATCAATCCTGTATTTTTCACGACCAGGTACATCTTCTTTTAGATTAAATGTAACTGTGCGCAAAGATTTAACAGCATCTAAGCCTTTTGTATACGGATTAATGTTTTCTTTTAGTCTTGAGTCTGAACTGCTTAACCAAGAACCGCCAGTTGGTTTTTGAACGTTATCGGTACTGGAAATAAAAACACCAGTAGTAGAGCCAAGGGAAAGTACTGTTCCTCCATTAATGCCGCCAAGGGCTATGAAATTGCCATCATAGATAATGCCTCTCCCGGACGCACCAATTTGCATTCCTTGAGGGGACATGCCCGAGCTATACCCACCAAAAGAAACTTGGAATTTTTGATCCCCAATAGAACCAGCACTAGTAGCTGTGAACGCTGTGGCATTTACAAACCCAGAAAAAGTATTATTTGCACTTAAAGAAGCTGGTGTATACCCTAAAGCATTAGTAACATTTGACCCGGACAAGCTAACAACAACGTTTCCAGTGGTCGGGCTTACTGTAATATTTCCACCTGAGCTTACGGAATTTACGCCGCCCGCTGTTGGTAATACAGCAGTCCATGTAGAGCCGTTCCATGTAGCAACTTGTCCGTTTGCGCCGCCAACTAAAGGAACCATATTACTAGTACCAGCACCAACCAACAAAGACCCAGTAGGTACGTTTGTTAGACCTGTACCACCATTTTGTACTGAAACTTGTCCTGTAATATCAGTTGTAGCTGTGCCACCAACGCCTATAAGTGCTTGCGTTGTTAAGTTAGCATCTCCTCCGGGAGATTTTAAAAAACCAGCTGTAAATGTAGTTACGCCCGTACCGCCACCAGCAACTCCCAAAGTGGTTGCACCAGGCACAAGAATACCTGTAAATACATTGTTATTGCCATCACAAAAAATTAATGTGTTAAAGCCAGCAGGTACAGTGAAAGATTCACCAGCAGAAGCGGTTCTAAATACTACACCGCGCCCAGTAAAATTACGTACTAAGTAGGTCTTTTGTTTATTAGGAACAATAACTGTATTATTGGCAGTAGCGTTTCCAGTAATGTTTAACACTGCAGAACGGGCAGTGCTTGTAAGAGAACCATCCGTAGCAACTAGCGTTTGAGTAGTGCCGCCTACACCAGCAAAGCTAATTGGCTGAACCCCCGATATAGCTTGGTCGATTAAAGCCAAGTTGTTGTTGGTTGTGTTTCCCCAAAGACCGGCTTGGTCTCCTGGTGTAATTTCTTCAAACCCTAACGAGTCGGTGTATGTAGACATTTAATGCTCCTTATTGCGAGTTATTTATTACAACCCAGTTCGGGTTCTGTGAATCATTTATTGTAGTCCAACCTGTTGTAGCTAGGCTTTCTAAAAGACGTGTATTTTCAGTAATTGCTTGTAAGAATGTGGACTGCTGGTTACTAGCGTCAGCCACTCTAATGGCTTCAACAACAGCTTCGTTAAATACTAAGATAGCGGCGCGAGCATCATCAGAAGTTATGCCTTCAGTTATAAACTCTATGAACCCCTTAAATATGTCAATAACATCAGCCATACTGGTGTTTTCAGTAATAGCCGAAGCATACTGCGCCGCAATGCCTAATAAATCATTAGCCGTTATGTTTTCTGCGATTGAGGCTAAGAATGCTGCTGTGACTGTAGGCGTATCCGCTAGGGCTGAGTTTTCTACCTGCGCTGCGTTAAATCCAGTTTGTTGGGCATTTGCATCACCCATGGTAAATGGTTCAGCACGGCTATTTAAAGCGGCAAAGAAAGCTACTGGCGTATCTGCTGCGCCAAAGTCCTCTGTAATAGAATCAAAATTAGCTCTAAACGGCACTGGGGTATCTAGTAAATCGCTGTTCTCTGCAACTAATGCTAAATAATTGGACTGAGTAGCAGTCTGCTCTTCCGCTGTAAATTGCTCATCTAAAGCAGTAATAAACAAAACACCCAAAGAGTTGTCATCAGATATAACAAACGGCTCATTCAAAACTTCTAAAAAAGCCGCCACGTCAGTATTAGTGTCGTTTACAGTAAACGCCTCTGTAATGTCCAAAGTTAGCTTTTGGTTAGCTAGACTAGCAAACGGGACTTGAGCGAAGGTTGAGATTCCAAACATACTAGTCCTTTATGCAATCGCCAAGAAGATGTAAGTACCGCCGCTTGCATTGGTGTCGCCAAAAGATGTAGTAAGCGAAAATCCACCCGGTGTTGTTATTACAGAGTTATTGGTGGCTACTTCTGCAGCTGTAGTATTTAATACTAAATAAGGATCTGTATTAACAACCATGCCCCTAGCTGTATCGTAAACATACCAATCACCAGTAGAATCTGTGCGTTTAATTAATACAAACCTAGCCCCATCAGTAAATCCGCAAGCAATAGTTTGTGTAGATCCGTTGCCCGTGTAAGACCCAACTTTAGATACGCCAGCAAGTGTAGCAAATAGGTAAGCTACATAAGTACCACCTGAAGCATTAACACCAACAAAAGTTCCTACAGTAAATGTAGTGCTTGTTGGAGCAGCTTTCCATAATGTTACATCCGCATAATTAAATGTTGTGCCAGCGGCAGTCGTATTAAGTAAAAGGTTCAAAAATGATGTAGATGTAAAGTTTGTCCCAGTAGCCCATCCTTGAGTACTAACAGCATCTCTTCGTTTTATGATCGCTAATTCAGGTGCAACAGTCAGGTTATGGTTAAATGCTGTTTGAGTTCCTGTTCCTGTATAGCAGACTACATCAAAGAATCCTGGCGCTCTGCCGAAGTTCCAAAATACAGTTCGACCCCCACCCCAACTTGAGGGCATCGCAAAGCCAGTGTTATTCCAGTTTCTACTTGGAAGAAATGAACTATTTTCTGCGGCGGTAGATGCCGTTAACAGTCGATTACCAGAATTTGTTGTTGTTGTGCTAACACCACGCAACCTATCAACTACGTTTGTACCCTCATTAAAACCATCTCTGTCAGCTAACATTTGCAAATCAACAGGAAAACCAGTTGTTAAAACTGTTCCTGTGCTGCCAGATGAAATTATAGGGCTAAATACACTAGTACCAAGCGTTGGCACTTTCATTGGACCACGGCGGATTGCCATGTAGATAAATGTAGCGCTTCCAGCAAGAACTTCCTCGCCCGAAGTAAAACCTGTTGCAGTTGGTTTTGCTACTATTCCAAAGTCTGTTTCTACTGTGCCAGAGTTAGGAAATAATTCTAATGTTTTTGTTTGCGAAAACGAACGCATATTATCAATAATGTTCCAATTTCCAGCGGCAGAAGAACATTTAAACATTAAGTATTGTGGCTCGTATCCTAATGTTACAGTAGGTATTGCACCACCAGCAGTAGTTGTAAATGTTCCGCAACTAATTACATTCTCGTTTCCGCTTGCGCCAAATCCACCAGCATTGTGGGCAAATAGGTAAGCTACATAGGTTTGACCGCTAGTGTTTAGATTGGAATTTGTACCTAATGAAAATACTGTTGAGGTTGGATCTGTAGAGTTCCAGCAAGCAGCACCAATATTAATTGCTTCGAGATTAGCGTTTAGAACAAGTCTTGAACTTGCCCCTATACTTCTGTGATAAACCTGCCAATCGGTAACTTGGGTGGTACATTTAATAATAATCATTCCTGGAGCAGATCCAAGATTGTGGGCTATTGTTCTGGCTGTAGAGTTACCAGTATAAGTAACTATGTCAAAGAACTTAGGCTGTTCACGGAATGTCCAAGTGCAATAAGTAAAGTTACTGTTATTAAAACCACCCGAAGCAGTATCTGCGCCTAATGTAAATCCATTATTATTAAATGATGTTAATGAATCTGAAGATGTATAGTTAGGACCTGTTGTATTTGAAAATAGTAATTTAGTATTTCCTCTTACAGTATCAACTAAATTATTATCATAAGCATTTGAACGAGATTTAGCCCAAACCAATCCACCTTTGCCAGCTACAAAAGTAAATGGGTATGGACCGAGCGTAGATGAAGTTGCGCCGCTAAAAGTGTTAATAGTAAACGCATTGGGTGAGTTATCAACAAACGGTGTTGCCCCTTGCATACAAAGAAGCTGCGTTCCAGATATGGCGGTTAAAGCGGAAGACGGTGGAGTAAAGTTAGAGGTATATACGGCTGTACCACTAACTACCCTTAAATTAGATAAATAGCCTCTTAAACCGTACACAGCAGATTGAGAATAATTTCCAATACGAACAGTGTTAGTGCCTGTTAAATTTAAAGAGGTGCTAAACGTTCCTCTTGATACGCCGTCAATATAATATGTAACAGTGCCACCATTTCTAACAATAGCGTGGTGATGCCATGCCCCATCCCAAGGTGTAGGACCAGATGTAGTTATCATAATAGAGCCTAGCTCTACATAAATTGCATCTTGTCCCGTTCCAAACCTTTGAATTGCTATTAGTTGCGAAGCACCGCCATTTGCAAATATTTCAAAAATTACACCATAATTAAATGGGTTTCCTTGAAAATAAAATTCAATAGTCCAGTTTCCAGTTCCAAAATTCATTGTTGCGCCAGTTGATAGTTGAGCGTATGAATCTATTGGAAAAAGTGAACCACTGCCCCCAGTTCCGCCCCCGACATACCCACCACCTAAATTTATTCCATTAACAATGCTTTGAGGTGTTCCAGTACCTGTATATAAATAGGTAGAAAAAACATCTTCAATATTTGGTACAAAATTGCCAGGAATGGGCCAATTGCCTTGTTGTTTCCAATAGGCTTGTTGCTCAAGCGTCCAAAGTCCAGAAGCTGCACTTGAAGCAAATGACCCGCTAGGTACGGGTGCTGTTTGGTTAATTATGCCGCCAGGCCAACGTGTGCTCATAGTATGTTTATTTTAATTAAATTGAATGTTGCCAGTACCGGCAGTAAACGTTGTTATTTTCTCACTCCCAGACGTAGTAGTTGAGAAAGTTAAACCACCTCCAGGATTAGTAATAGTGTAGGCATTTGAATATCTAACAATAACTATGCCTGAACCGCCGTTTCCACCAGCAGAAAGGTTACTACAGCCACTTCCAGCACCGCCACCACCGCCTCCTGTATTCGCTGTTGCAGAAAATCCTGCTCCACCAGCAGATCCAGAATTACCGCCACCACAACTACCGTTCGTTGGGCTATCAAAACCACTACCTCCTCCACCACCAGCACGGCACACACTAGTACCACTTATAGAAGAAGTTACACCAGCTCCACCCGCACCACCAGCAGAAGATCCATTGGTTACGCCTCCGGCTCCGCCAGCACCACCACCACCACCGCAACCAACACCTTGCTGAGCATTTGTTACTTGCCCGCCACTAAAGCCTTGCCCAGATACACCGCCGCCTGGAGCGCCAGCTGTTGCAACAGGATTAATTCCGCCACCACCAGATCCCCCACTAATAGACGTATTTGCTGCATATCCTGCAGCTGCTCCGCCACCTATACTAGTAATAGACGCAAAAGTTGAGTTACCACCGTTAGTACCAGGTACGTTTAAAGCACCACCAGACCCAGAACCAGTCCACCCAGCACCGCCAGTACCTACAGTAACAACTAAATTTGTAGCTAAAAGAGCTCTAAAAGCTGGTTCTGCAGCAGCGCCACCACCAGAACTTTCACCAACAACGTTTGAGCGATAACCACCTGCTCCGCCGCCAGGAGCAGTACACCATCCATTAGAAGTCCCGCCTCCACCACCACCAGCTATAACTAAGTAAGTAACTGGGATTGAAAAAGGCGGCCAAATTTCTGCAGCCCTAGCTTGCATCTGTTGTTGTAGTGTGAATGACCCAGAAATAGCCATAATTAAAAGGTTATTGACCCAGAAGTGTTAAACTGATATATAGTCCTACCGCCTGATGTTGTGACTACGGGCGATCCTGTAGTTGATGTAGCTGTTACGTTAGAAGAAATAATTACAACCCCAGATCCTCCGTTACCGCCAACTTTATAAAGGGCGGAATTGTCAGTTCCTCTCATTGCAGAACCGCCGCCACCGCCAGTATTGGAAGCCCCATTTTGACCCGCAGAACCACCATTTGCTGTGTCATATGCACCTGCATTGCCACCACCGCCTAAACCACCAATTCCAGCCGTATATGGTCCGCCGCCATAATATGTTCCACCACCACCGCCACCAGCGTAATAAGTTGCTGTTCCAGTAATAGAAGACTGAAGACCTATTCCGCCGTTACCACCGTTAGTTGTAGGAGAATTTTGCCCTACTGCACCTGCTCCACCACCGCCGCCACCGCCATAAGAATCAATAATAGCGCCAGTACCACCATTGTTACCCTGTCCAGAAGTTCCTGTACCAACTGTATTGTCATAAATAGTAGCCCCACCACCAGAACCGCCATTACCACCAGCGCCTGTTCCAGTTCCACCACCTTGACCACCAGTACCGCCGTAACCGCCGCCAACAGCAGTAACAGTCGTTAATCCTGTTCCAGATAGAACCGAGTTTTGTCCTGATTCCCCTTGACTTTGTTGCCCAGCTTGACCACCTGCTCCTCCATTACCTACTGTAATTGTGTATGTACCAGATGGATTTGCAACTGACCCAGAAAGTAAACCGCCAGCGCCGCCTCCACCGCCATAAGAAGAAGGCCCACCGCCTCCACCGGCAACAACTAAATAGTCAACTAACACCGGGGGGAAAGTTGCGTTTAAGGCATTATATGAAGCCGATATAAAACCGCCAAGATAACGCTGGGACATATTAAATAAGCTCCTTTTTGCGCTCAATTGCAGCAATACGGGCTAATCTCATTTTTTCTTTTAGCTCTGGAGATCTGCTTAGTGCAATCTGCCGCATTCTTTCTTTCATTTCCTCGGTGCGTTTTAATCCAGTCCGAGATGCACTCATTTTGGCACGAGTCTCCGTTGTTACTGGACGATCTGCGTTGGCTGGACGTTTTCCATACATTGGATGCGCTGCACCAGTTCTTCCATAAGCGCCATTTTTTTCTCCAGTTAAACCAAAACCACCACGACCACCAGTAGAAAAGTTATAACCATGTGGAGCTAAAGTATTAAACGATTGAATTGCTTTTGCTTCCATAAGATAACAATACTCTTGGGTTCCTTTAACTAGAATATCCATTTTAAAGTTATCAATGCCATGCTTGTGCATAGCGTATCTTACATAAGACTTTGATGTTTTTCTTTGTTCGGCATGACTCTTAAATCTACGTTTAGGAGTTTTAGACACGCCAATATACTGCATCCCATCTAAAATATTGGTGATGCAATAAAGGTAAGCAATAGGCTGATTAACAGCCTGAATCATGTAATCGCCTCAAAAATCGCAGTATAGGTTAATGCGCTACCTGTACTTGAAGTAACACCAACAGATTGGTTCTCTGTAATATAAAGGTCAGTAGTCTTATCTACAATAATTAATGAAGCATTAGCTGGGACACTAATCTGATACGCAATATAGCCAATCACTGTAGCAGAACCAAATGTGGCATTGTTACCTACACCAACTGTGGCAAAGGCAGCAGTTCCTGTAACATTTGATACAACTAGGCCAGTAATTTTATTTACTGTATTAGCGGCTGGTGTAAGCCCAGTTAACGTTGTTGTACCATCAAAAGTCCAACTAGTAGTTGCTCCAGTACCAGACGGTACGACATAGGCTGTGTTGCCTTTAATTGTAGTTAATGCTGCTATGTTGGGATTAGCCATTTTAGAATCCTAGAGTTATTGCATAAGCGATTGCTTGCGCTTTTGTTGGTCCTGATGCTGCTGGGGTAGAAGATACCCAAGTAGTTCCATTAGAAGTTAATACATTGCCATTAGCGCCTGGGGCTACTGTCTGTAAAGGACTCGTACCATTACCAAGCAATACATTATTAGCGCTTAAAGTAGTAGCACCTGTACCGCCTGCAACTACAGGTAGAGTGCCAGCAGTTAAAGCAGAAGATGATGTGGAATAAAGCGCATAGTTAGCAGCGCCAAACGAAGAAAGTCCTGTGCCACCATAAAGAGGTGCTATAACAGTGCCATGCCACTCAGCACTACTAATTACTGCGTTGTTAAAAGTAGCTGAGGTGTTATTAAAATTATATGAGCCAGGTAAGAAAGAATAAATACCCCACGAACCAGCAGATGTTGCAATACTTGTTGCCCCTAATTGAGCGATACCACCAGAAGGAATAGTATCAAGCACAGTACTAGCATTGTTTGTAATTGTTAAAACGCCAGAAGAGTTATTAACAAAAATAAAACTTTGACCAAGGGCTAATGTTGTAGCGTCAGGTAGTTGGAATGTATGAGTAGTAGAGCCAACTAAAATTTGTGTTCTTGCTGAGGCTACAGTTAAAACCGTTGTGACACCAGATGCTGTTGTTGCGGCTACGCCAGCCGTAAAGTTATTAAATATTACATTACCGTTTGCGTCTCTTAATACAACTGAGTTAGCGCCAGAAGAGGAAATAACACCTGTACCACCATTGCTAACTTGCAAAGGAATATTAGTAGGTCCAACTAAGTTAGTGCCATCGCTATAAACCGCTTGCCCTGAAGGGTAAGTAACAAATACGTTGACAGCCCCAGAGAACGTAACAGCACTGCCAGAGTTACTAGAAGCCAAAATAGTAGTACGAGTTAAGGTAGGCCCCGTAGTTGAATACGTACCTAAACCTACTTCCCAGCTTCCAGCGGCATCAGTAGCCCCGTAATACGTAGTGTTACCGTTGCCAATACCAGCAAAAGACTGGAAGCCTGTGACAGCCCCAGTCAGTGTAAAACTAACAGTAGTATTAGGAGTACCTGATTCTTGTACTCTATTTAGGACGACTAAAGCCATAGTTGGCTCCTAATTAAGACGTTGCTGTAGTGCTATAAGTAACTGACACAGTATCACCAGCAGTAGTAGCTTTAGGTGTACCAAATGCGCCAGCGCTATACAAAGTACCGCTAGTGTTGTTTAGTGTCGAGCTTGCGCCGGCTCCTGTAACCAAGAAACAACCTGTTACGTTACCACCTGCACCAGTAATAGTGTAAGTAATAGCCGTTGCAGCTGCAGTAGTTACGTTAGCTGGGGATAAACCAGAAGATGATGCAGAGCCGAATACAGCTGTACCACGAACTGCAGAACCGCCAACTGTGTAGTTAACAAATTCAGTCCAGCCAGCGTGTGAAGCCATAGTATCTGCTGCTAGGAATGTTGGGCTAGTTGTAGCAATTAAACCCAAGAAAGGACCAGTAACAGAGTAGCTAGAACCCGCCAACAAAGTGTTTAACATTAACTGTTTACCAACAGCATTAACTAGATTTGGAACAGTTTCTGTCCATTTAATGTTACCGTCTGCATCACGGCACTCTACATGGTATACGCCTTCGATACCAACTGTTTCATTACCTACGGCGTTAGCTTGCAATGTTGCCACTGCTTGGTCACCAAAACCTGTTATTTCTTTTTGCATGATTGCTCCTATTGAATGCGAATAATTGCTAAAGTATTGGTAACAGCAAAAAACTGTACCGTAAATATATTGTTACTAATCCTATCACTACCAAAACCTAAAATACATACTGCTGGGTTATTACGAAAAGCCATTATGGATTAACCGCAATTTTAGCTTGACCATCTCGATAAGAATCGCCACGCTCTAATCCAGTTCCAAGCCTGTTAAGTTGTTGCAACGCTTCTGTATACTTTTGATTATACAAGGCCATCATGTCAGTTTCACCCTTCATGTAAGTATAAGCCTCTACTAAACAGCCGTAAAGCAGAACAGTATCAAAATTATCCCCCAGCCAAGAGGTGCCCGTTGGGTTGTTAATAGTGCCTACAGATGTGGCAAAACCTGATCCTACTGACCCAATTGTTGCTGTTAATGTGTCACCAGGGGTGTACCCTGAGCCACCAAAAGATAGTTGCACGTTTGTAACAATTCCGCCCGCGACTGTTACGTTGAGTAGCGCACCATCACCAGAGCCCCCAGTAGCAACTAAATTATTGTATGTGCCAGTAATATAGCCAGATCCAGGGTTTGAAATAGGGCCTAGTGACGCAATTGCAGACTGGACAATTGATATAGGGTAATAGTAATAATGCAGTTCAACCTGGTAATTAACATTTGGTGTTGGCCCCAAAATAAAGCTTAATTCATTTTTATTAGCGTATTGAGGGCCAAAAAGCGCATAATATCGGGGTTTACCCGTATTTGTAGGGGATGGATAAGCTTGCCGGATGTAATTAACGTCTTTATTAAGTAAAAACTCGTATTCACCGGATGTCGGGTCAATAACAGACAATGAAAAAGACGACAAAAAGTCATCAGGGCAAGACAAGTAGGGTATGCCAGAAGTTACCGTACCGGTTACATTTTTACGTAAAGGAGGTAGCTGTACCGTGTTGTAGATGCGGAGTTCTGCTTGCTCTATAAAACGGTTAATCTGCTGCGCAGCACTTACGGTATTCCCGTTTGCCAAGACGGTTAGCGGAAATTGGTTTTCCGTATAGTCTTGAATTGCAGCTTGTAGTTGGTAGTAGTTCATTTTTCTACAGTACCCGAATTAATGCTTCGTCAGCGGTGTTATTAGGTAAAACTAGGTTTAAGACCGCAGTTAGCCCTGGATTCATGTCTTGTCCAAAGTTGTAGACCGCGACAGCCTTATTTCCCTTTGAACTATTATAAATCAAAGCACCTCTAGTAGTAAACGTAACACTGGTCCAAGTGATTGGGGTGTTAAATGTAATAAAAGCGGTGTTAAAACCTGTGCTAATTAAGGCGCCCGATAGGGTATTGCCTCCGGCGGTGTAGCCCCCGCCTACTACTTCCCCTACCGTTGTGTACACAGTTGTAGCGTGCCCAAGGTCGGCTGCTGAGGTGTACAAAGCAATTTTAAAAGTATCTGTTAAAAAATTGTGCACGCCTTCGTAAAGCTCTCGCTTAAAGGAAGTGGTTTGTGTTTGAGTAATAGCCATTATGAGGGGATCGCCCGTATGTTACCAGTAAAGGAAGTGGCTGCAGTAGGTGCCGCCAAGGGGTCAGGAATCATGCCATTAGAGCCAAAAGCGCTGCTGCCTATCTGCCCTATAAAAACGTTGTACGCGTCGTCTGGGAGAGGCCTAGGCTCTTGCAAGGCAATAGCGTCCGAAACGTTACGGCGAGGCTCAAGCTGCGGTTGTTTTGGTTCGTAGCAAAACTTGCAAGTCTTTAGCCCTTGCCATTCTTTTCGAAGCTCATTAAGAAAGAACCGCTGTCCACAGCGGTCACAAGCTCCCCAGGCTAGGCGTCCCTGTGCGTAAGCCATTAGTAATTCAACCGTGTGTCAGGTACAGCGAAATAAGACGCTCTATCTACGTCCGCGCCCGAGATACGTGCCCAATCTTCTTCGTAGATTTGCTTGAGCAATACCACACGATCTGGGGCTTTCTTCATAGCAATGTAGTAGGCAAGGCCTGAAGCCAGGCAAGGCAGGAAACGGAAGTTTACGTCAGTTGTATTTGTAAACGCGCCAGCGTCTTGAATCCTACGAATGCCATAGTACACGAACGTATATGGAAGGGCGTTGTCTGGGCAAGGAAAAAAGTACGCTTTTGGCTGGATTGTGCGCTGAAAGTAAAACTGAGCAGGACGGCCTTGTGTGCCGCTTTTATTTGGGGTGTGTAACCATTCTGCTTGGCTAAAACGATTGATAGTTACATCAAAGTTTTGGCTACCGACTGTCCCTGTTTGAGGAGAACGAATAACAGCGGAAAGGATATCTACAATATTCGTTGGAATGTTGTATTCAAACTGGCCAGGGGTTAAAGCCTGTTGGTGCTCTTCAATAGTCCACAAATTTAGGCCACGACTTGCCCACTCTGCAAAAAGCAGATTTAAGGACCGGCGAGCAGTCCTTAAGTCGTAACCTGTCCGAGTCTCAATACCGCAGCGTTCGTACGCTTCGGTAATAAGTTCCTCAATGTCCAGGTCAAAGCTAGTTGTACCTGAGGTGGCCATTAATTAAAAACTTGTAGGCTGCGGAATACGCTTGTCTTTTGGGGTATCTACTGTGCCGCACACTTTTTGGTTTTCAAAGTTTACGTCTACTTTTTCAGGCTTTTTGGCCTGCTCGGTAGTCTCAGAAAATACTGCACCAAAACCCTTGATTGCTGCACCTACGCCGCGTTTTTTACTCATCATAAGCTCCTTATTTGCATCCACGTTTCATCATACCACCCACTCTTTTGTGAGCAACTTTTGCTGACTTACCTGCATGGGCAGCCATCTTTTTGTCTTGCATTTTGTCGTAGGCAGTGGCTTTTGCTGCGCCGCCATCTTTATATGCAGACTGAGGCGCAATCATTGGTAGGTTTTTAGACATCTTACCTGCCATCAAAGCACGGCCTTGACGATCCGCTTTTGCGCCGCCTTTAGCTGAGCCACCGTTTTTCATTTTTTTAGGGGCACATGCTGCGCCGCCATCTTTCATGTAGCCCATTTTATTGCGGACAGTGGTGGGTAATTTAGCTAATCCTGGATTAGCTTTTTTATCAACGGATTTCATTTTCTTCCCTTTGCTGGCTTCTTAGCCGTTTTAGCTGATTTAATAAACGCCTCTTTTGTAGGCGCTCCTGGTGCTCCAATTTTACGCATTTTTTCGCCAGAACCCGCAGCGATCCTACGCTTTTTAGCCGCGATATTGGCGTACAAACCTGGTTTTGTCATACCACCCTTTCTATAGTTATCCGGTAAATCTTGACTGCTCTTTCCACCACGAACTTTTTCCAGTACTTCTTTAAATCCGGGGTCCACAGGTTTCTTGCTAGTACGATCCGTGGTATTAGGGTTTTGCTTAGCTGGGGTAGCCGGAACAGAAGGAGTGGGGTTTACACGTTTTACCATTTATTTTCCCCAGTTGCCCATAATAAAACCAATAATACCTGTAAGAGCACTAACTGCGCCGCCTGCCCAAATTAAGGCTTTCCACCCGCCTTTGGCTTCGGATAACGTCTTTTGGATTATTTGAATCGACTTTTTAATTTCTTCCATGTCTCCAACAAGTTTGTCCATATCCGCTTGAAGGTGTTTAATATCGTTTGCATGTGTTGCTAACTCCCTAGCTGTTTGTAATTCTTCCATTATTAGCACTCCCACCGTTTTAGCGAGGCTTTTGCTCGTTCTGCGGGACCCTTGGCCTTAGCTACCACCCCAGACATGCGTGCGCAGAAAGACTTCTTACGACCTGCATCTGCTTTTGTTTTTGGGTTTGGTGCAGGGGCTTTTAACTTACTTCCTGTTGCTTTATTGTACTTAGCCCGCCCTTTAGCGGTCAGGCCTGCACCCTCTTTAACAGAAAGCTTTTCACCACGACCCACTGCAAGGGAAGGGTTCTTAGCCATAAAACACCGTTGCAGATACGCTAGTTGGTAGCCCTACGTAAATACCGTTTGCTGCCACAATACCGTCACCAGGTATGTTTACGGTAAAGGCTGTTGCATTATAGCAGTCTACTTCCATCAATACTTCACCATAAATCGTTACATTTCCACTGGTGGTCAATGAAGCGGTCGTTACAGTAAACGTGTTGGTAGTAACGCCAGCAACGGTGTATACGTTATCTACAGCGGTTCCACTAGTAAAGTCGATCCAAATCCGATCACCGTTAGAAAGGCCGTGGTTAGCGATAGTTATCGTGCAGGTAGTGCTTCCGGGAATGTTGTAAGTTCCAGTTTGTGGAACATTATCTGCAAAAATAACATTTTTAGCGGCAGTGGTAATTGGGGATAAAACAGCTCCCTTTAAGCGAACTCTGCCTCCAAAAGCAATTCCGGAAGCAGCTAAATGCTGTGATTTAACATCAAACTGGAAAGTCATAATTATTGCTCCTGTGGCTCTTCGGGAGCCTCTAGCCTATTGATTAACATCTTGTAGGCTGAAATAGTCGCTTGAGCTTGAATTAAAAAGGTCTGTGCCTTATTTGCTTCTTGCCCTAGTGACTGAATTTCAGCCTCAAGGAACTCTTTTGTTATCTGCATTAGGCAAAGGTAGAGTAAGCTGGAACGT